ATATGAACCAAATTGTAATAGGTTTGTAGTTTTTTATAATCAATTTAGTTCAGGTGCAAAGCGTTGTAAAGTATTTAGAGTGAGTGGTAGTACAGTAACAATGGCTGATCACGAAAGTAGTGAGTTTCATGGTAGTGCAGGTTCTACAGGTCTACATAATTGTCAAGCTGTTTATGACTCTATTCGTAAATGCATTGTTTTTACTTTTATAGCTGGTAATACGGCATATTCAGCAGTTGTTGAAGTAATACGAAAAACAAGTCAATCTGATGATACATGGGGATCTCCTGTTTTAGACTCATTTACTAGTAATGCAGCTAATACTTGGGCAAATACTTTAGTAGGTACTCATGCAACATGTTTTGATAAATCTACAGGAAAAGTTGTAGTGATATACCCATTTGGTGGATCAGGTTCAGGAGGAGGACTAAACTATCAAATGATGTATAAAGAAGGTGTTGTTACTAATCTTGATGCTACATCAGATCAAGAATCTATACAGATGACATGGGATGATGATGGAAATACACATTCAGGAGTTGTGTATAATTATCAAAACAATGTTATTCCTGATCTTACTTATGATGAAGAAAATAAATGTATAGTTATGATATATGGTGGTAATTTTCAACAAAATGCAACTAATCATCCTGTTAATGTTAAAGCATATATTTTTGCTTCTACACAGACAAATCTAACGTCAGGTAATTATATAGGTATTGCTAAGAACTCTGCATCTAATGGGCAGAATGTTACAGTTAGCACACAAGGTTCGATTGCTACTAATTTATCAGGACTTACAATAGGTAAAGAACACTACATACAAAATAATGGAACACTAAGTACAACTGTCGCTGATCCTAGTGTTATAGCAGGTACAGCTTTATCTACAACATCATTACTCGTAAAAGGATAATCAATGAGAGTTATAGGCAAAACAGAAGAAGTAGGAAAACATACAGCAACTGTTTCAGGTACATTGCCTGATGGTAAAGGTGTTATGTTAAATCGAGATGGTCAACTAGTAAAAGTTACAAATAGTTCAGTTAGACAATCTCCTCAAGGTGCAATAGACTTTAATTCTACTCAAGTAGACAAAAATATAAGATCTTGTGTAGCAAATGGTCACGTTGTTATTATGTATAGAGATAATGAAAGTAGTAGTAATTATTATGGAAAAGTTATTGTTGGAAGTATAAATGCAGAAAGTGGTTTAATTACGTTTGGTGCTGAAGCTATTTTTTATCAAGCTGTATCAACAGGGTATTATGGTATAGATTACGATAGTAATTCAGACAGAATACTTCTTAGTTATACACACTCTTCTGCTTCAGGACAACATGCGTATCTAAGAGTAGGCGAGATTAACTATACAAATAAGACTGTTCAGTTTGGTACAGAATTACAACTATCCTATACTACGTCATTTTATACTGATGTTACATTCTGTTCTAATGTAAATAAATTTTTAGTTTTATATAGAACGAGTAATGACTTGGCAGTAGCTGCAACTATTGATCCTGATAATAATAGTGTAAGTATAGGTACAACTCTTACGTGGGATACTAATGGACACAACTATATGAAAGGAACATTTGATTCAAACGCAAACAAGGTTCTTGTTGTTTTTAAGGATGAAGGTGATGGTGGTAAAGGAGCAGTAAGATCATTTCAAATAAATGTAGGTAGTCCTGACACAGTTTCTAATCCTGTAAATCAAGTACAATTTTATAGTTCTGGGATAGAAAATCCTGATATTCATTTTGATCCATCTACTAACTGTTGTCTTATTACATGGACTCAAAGTTCTACAAATTATGGATGGGCAACAGTTTGTAAATTAGCAGTAAATGGTACACCTTCTTTTCCAGAAAATGCTTCAAGCCAAATAAGAACGTGGATATTTAGAAGTTATAGTGGTGCCGGACCAAATTCAATAACTTTAAATACTTCAACAAACATTTTTATGGTTGCTCACGAAAAGCAATCTAATAACAATGGAATGCAAACTCCTATTTCTATTTTAGTAGCAGATTCAGGTGATGTGAGTACTATAGGTTTAGTACAATATAATTCTACTGATCAAGTATCGTTTGCCAACATAGCATCGTATCAAGATGTAGTTTATGAACCTGTATCGGACAGAGTAGTTTTTAATTACGCTGATAATTCTACTCCTAATAGAGGAAAAAGTATGGTCTATGCGATGGGTCAACAAAAAATACTAAATGAAACTCCTGTTTTTATAGGTGATATGGGTGTTGGTTTTAAACCAAAAGTTTGTTGGGCAGGGTCAAATAAAATTTTAGTAGCTTGGTATAATCAAAGTGATAATAAAATAAAATGTAGAATTGGCACAGTTACTGACACAGGTGTTACATATGGCAATTCAGCAGATATTCATTCAGGTCAAAGTCCTACTACAGCAAGTCGATTTTTAGATATGGTCTACGATAGTGGCAATGGTAAGATTGTTATTTTTTATAGTCATGGATCGAATAGCTATTTGATGGCAATAATAGGTACAATAAGTGGCACAACTACAACTTGGACAGGCAATGTGGTTGTTGTATCTGAAGACATTTCTAATATGGGTTGTGCTTACTATGATTCAACAAATAAAAAAGTAGGTTACTTTTATAAATCTGCAACTAATAATAAACTTTATGCAAAACAAGGAACAATAGATCCTACAACTCTTGATGGTGGAAACACATCTTGGTTATTCAATAATTTTGGTTCAGCACATCAAGTAGATGATAAAACTAATAGTGAATATCAAAGTGTTTGTTATAATAAAACAGACGATACTATACTTTTTAATTGGGTTGAGTATGGAAGTTCAAGCGACAGATATGCTAAATTAAGAATAGGTAGAAGCTATAGCTATGGAAATGCTAATCAAACTAACATGAATGGTATAAGATTAAAAAATGAACACCAAAATGGTAGAATAAATTGGGATGTTAATGATATGAGAGATACTATGTGTATGCATGTCCCTTCTAAGAATGTTGTTATTATGGCTTATAGAGATCAAGCAACTAGTAATCACTTTAACTATACAACAGGTAAAATGGAAGGTTTAGGATGGAATGATGAATCAGTTGGTTCAACAGGAACTGTATATTCAACAGCAGTTGAACCCTATAAAATGGACATGGTATGGGATGAATCCTTTGATAAAGGTATATTTATATATGGATCATCTTCTGAAACTTTTATTAAAACTTTTACCATGAGTAATGCAGGTGCATTAACAATGAGTGAGGATCTTGCAATACCTTTTGGTGAGGTATCTTCTGCAAGTGGTCTTTATAAATGGAGTTTAGCTAGTGCAGATTGTGCGTATATACCTACAATTGAAAGGACAGTTATTGTGTCTAGATTAGATGATAATGGTAACAATGCTGCTAATGATAGGTTACATAGCTATGTGTTTAGGGCAGATGGATCTAACTTACAAAATTTAAACAGTACATTTATAGGCATTTCATCTAGCAATAAAGTAGATATTAAAGGAAGTATTAATACAAGTGCTAAATCACAATATGGAAATGCATTTACAGTAGGCAGTAGGTATTACATTACAACTGAAGGTGAGCTTGTGGATAATCAAGGAGCTACTACTAGTGTATTTGCAGGTACAGCCTTATCTTCTACAGAACTATTGGTTAAAAGCTAATGTTCGATCCTATTACAATCGGTGCTTGCTTAACCACAGCAAGTACAGCGTTTGCAGGATTAAAGAAAGCCTTTCAAGCAGGTCGTGATATAGAATCTATGACAGGCGATTTATCAAGATGGATGGGTGCTGTGTCAGATATAGAACAAAAAGAAAAGTCAGCTAAGAATCCACCTATCTTTCGTAAGGTATTTGGATCAGTAGAACAAGAAGCATTAGAAGCCTTTGCAGCTAAGAAGAAACTAGAAGAGCAAAGATATGAGCTTAAAACTTTCATTCAATTCTCGCATGGACACAAAGCTTGGGATGAATTGATTGCAATGGAAGGTAAGATCAGAAAAGCTAGACAAGAGCAACTGTATCGTCAACAAGAAATAAAAGAACGCATTATAGAAGGTGTTTTTATATTTTTATTAGTATGCACAGTTATAGGTTTTGGTTGGCTTGTTTGGCATCTTAAATCAATACAGGAGTAACTTATGGAAATTAGTATGTGGATGTTTTGGAACATTATTTTAACTTTAGTAATAGCTCCTGCTGTGTGGGCATTTAGAGGACTCATACAGGAAGTCAAACGAATTGATATACTATTAAATAAGACAAGAGAAGAATACGTAACACGTAAAGAAATGCGTGATGATCTTGGTCAAGTAATGGATGCATTACATAGACTAGAAGATAAATTAGATAAAGTATTAAGTAAGGATTAACAAACATGTCACAATTTGCAGGATTTACAAATGATCAAATGTTCAAGTTAGCACAAATGAAAGGCTACACGGGCAATAACAACACAGATGCCGTAAATAATTTTATCATGGGAAATGATAAGGCTAAAAGTTATGTCATGGATATGTACAATCAAGCTACAACATTAGTCGGTAGGCAGAAACGAGGTTTTGCACCAGGTGGTATGCCATTATCTGAAATGAGTAAGTATATTAGTGGAAGTACAGGTGACTATAAAGACTTATCCACATTTGACAGTTACTATGTTTCTCCTGATGCTGGTTTTACAATAGAAGATTGGAAAGAACAAGCTAGGAAAGAAGGATTTGGTGCTAACACACAAAAGTCAGCAGATCAGAATAAAGCAGCAGGCTCAACAGTTGCCGGTGCTACTACTTTTACTCCTGATCCTCCTGAACTATCCTCAGTAAATACAACAACATCAGATGATGTAGATACAGGTACAGGTACTACAGATCCTAATGCAGATCCTAATGCAGATCCTGATACTACAGATCCTACTGTTAAAACTTTGCCAAAAACAAACTATTCTGGACTAGGAACAAAAACTCCTGTAAATGTAATAGATGCAAAAACAACAGGAACTGAAATTGCTTCTGATGCAGGTCAAATATCAGGAGATCCTAGCAAGCCTAACATAGGTGATATTGATACTACTGACAAAGTTAAAACAGATCAAGATATTTCAGCACAACAAGTAACAGATGTAACCAAAACTAAGACAGATGTAAATAAAATAGCAGATGATCTTTCAGAAGCAAAAGGTACAATAGACGAAGATAATAAAGTTACAGCCCAAACAATGACAAAAGATGAGCTAGGTCAGTTAGATTTAGATGAAGCTCAAATTGAAAATGCACAAACTGTAAAATCACCAACCAAAAGAACATTACAAGACAATGAAACAGTTCAGTCTGCTTATGATAAAGATAAAGCAGATGAAGTTATAAAAGAAACAGAAGAAGCTTTTGTAACAGCAGATCCTAGTACAAAAGCACTAGTACAAGGTCAACTTGATAACTTGATGGATGATTTCAAAGATGGTGCAACTCCAACATGGGCAGCAGGAGCTATGCGTACTGCGTTAGCCGCTATGAATGCAAGAGGATTGAATGCATCATCACTAGCAGGTCAAGCCATTGTACAAGCGGCAATGGAGTCTGCGATACCTATTGCACAAGCAGATGCTGGAACTGTTGCTAAATTTGAAATGCAGAATTTAAATAATAGACAACAAGCTACTGTATTAGCAGCTGAACAAAGAGCAACCTTTTTAGGCATAGAGTTTGATCAAGAGTTTCAAGCAAGAGTAAAGAATGCATCAACTATATCTGAAATAGCTAGACAAAACTATGATGCTGATGTGCAAATAGCATTAGAGAATGCCCGTATGGCTAATACTGTTGATCTTGCTAATTTAGATGCGGAAAATGCAAAAGTTCTTTCTGATGCAGCAGCTCTAACTAAAATGGATATAACTAATTTAACTAACAAACAACAATCAGAAGTTGCTAATGCTAATGCTTTCTTACAAATGGATCTTAAAAACTTAGACAACGAACAACAGACTACAATTTTTAAAGCAGAAGCAAAAATGCAAGCATTGTTTAAAGATCAAACTGCTGATAATGCAGCTAAACAATTTAATGCTGAACAGAAAAATCAAGTAGATATGTTTATAGAAGGCTTAGTTGGACAGATGCAAAGATTTAATTCAGAACAATCAAATGCAATGAAGACAGTTCAGTTTCAAGAAGATGCCGCTAATGAAAAGTTTTTTGCATCTTTGAAGGAACAACGGGCACAGTTCAATGCTACAAATTCACTAGTAGTATCACAAGCAAACGCTAAGTGGTATCAAGATGTAACAACAGCAAATAATGCTGCTGTCAATCAAGCCAATATGAATGATGCAAATAATGCAACAGCATTAACAAAAATGCAATTGGAACAAGAATTTCAAGCAGATAGAGATTTAATGAATTGGGCATTCACGGCTGACGATAACGACAAACAGAGAGCAGCATCTGTTATGATTGCAAAGATGGATGCAGACGCACAGCAGGCAGAAGCTAGAGGTGGACTTTTTCAATCGTTGATTACAGGATTTGTATCAGCAATGAATCCCCTCGACCCAACTTAATCTATAGGAGCTTAAAGTAAATGAAAAGTATTAAAAAGTTAAATGATAAAATTCAATATGCAGAGTTATATCGAAAATTTAAAGCCTATTCAAATAAAAGACGAGCATTTAGTCAAGGTGGATTGGCAATAGGAGGACTTGAAATGGAAGATAATCCAGACGATTATACTTTTGCTCAAGAGTTTTATTCAAATCAACCACAAATAGAACAGATGACACAGAAAGATAATTTTCTTAATAAAACATTAGAGGAAACTAGAGCAAAGCTAAAAGCTAGAACTTATGCAGACAATAGGAATGCTACAAATATGGATTCTTTATCTGAAATATTTAATGTGTTTAATGAGAATGCAGAGAATGTATCAATGAGTGATGCACCTAATGTATCACTTAGTGATGTAGAAGGAGCTACTCAGTTTGTAAACACGAGTGGTGAAACAACTAATTATGAAGTTGATGGTACTAACACCAATATACCTCAAGCTATGATTGCTATGAGAAAAGAAGGAATGGGAAAGTACGATACTCTATTTAATAACCAAAACAACATTAAGAAAAGCAAGTATTATGGAAAAGACGTTACTAAGATGACACTAGGAGAAGTAGCAGATTTTGCTATAAAAGGTGGCGAGTACAATAAACATAATAATAAAACATATGGTGCTAATACTACAGCTACAGGATACTATCAAATGTTAGGTGGTACAATTGAAGATATACTTAATAGAGGTGGTAAAAAATTAGGTATCACAAAAAACAGTTTATACAATAAAGAAACTCAAGACAAGATGTATATTTGGTACATGAGTGACAGTATAAGTAGAAAAACTACTCTTGATGGTATGAAGCAAAGTGTAATGGCTAGATGGGAAGCTTTTAGAAATAATGATTTAACTGAAAAAAGAAAAGATTCAAAAGGAGAGACTTACAATTACTATTTTCCTAAAGATGATGGCATATTGACAGGAGTTATTTTTGAGCATCTTAGAGCTTTTCATCCAAGTCATAAAATATTGAAAAGTCTTGGAAGTAAGAGGAGTAACTAATGGCAAATTTTTATGATAGACCCTCACCGGGTGAATCACTTTTATCTGAACCAAAAAGCAGACCATATGAAAGACCTGCTAAACATTCAAGGTTAGAAGAGGTTATACAATTTTATATGGAAAAAATTACGAATGAGGAGTTTATAGATAATATATGTAGGATGTTAGAATTAGAAACACCTGTAGAGTTAATTGTTGAATCTATAACACTTTTCTTTGTTATGAATGGTGATCACAGTATGGACAACAGAATACTTATTAGTCCTGTATTACACGAGTACATCAGAATGTTAGGTAAACAAGCAGGTATAAATGTTGTTGATGGTCTTAACGATGCTGAAGATACAGAGCTAACAACTAATAAGTTCAAAGCTGAGAAGTTAAGAGAAGAGATCGACAGATTAAGAGATACAGAAGAAGATGATGGTGGTGTTGATTTGATGGAACAGACAGCAGAATTGTTGGAAGGTCAAGAAGAAGAAACAGATGATATCATGGAAGCAGATATGCCTATGGAAGAGCCACCGATGACAGATGAATTACCAGAACAGATGCCTAGTACTGAAATGATGCCAAATATGGATCAAGGGCAAGGAATAATGGCAAGGAGAGAATAATGAGTTTAGCAGATCCTAAGATTAAAAAAGACAGTTTTTTTGATAACATTAAAAATGTTGGAAAGCGTATGACGTTTGCAGATAAAGCATTTATGTTTTTAACAGCAGCTAATTATGCAATGAATCCTAGAGGTGCAAAAGGTATACGTGACGTTATACAACACAACCAAGATGAATCTAGAAAATTAGCCACAGCAAATGCTAGAGCCGCTTTAAGTAGGGTCAATAGTAGTGTTCTTCCAGCAATAAGACAAAATGAAACTTGGATGAAGGACACAGCTAACTACGTAACTAATGAGCTTCAAGGTGTTGATCCTGTATTTATTAGTGCATTAATCAAAGCTAATAAATTAGATGAGTTCAAAGCTATGACTCAAAAAATAAATGATGCTCGTGCATTAAAAGGTCAGCCAAAATTAACTAAACAAGATTATGAATTAATGATGCCATCTTTTAGAAAACAACTTAGTGCTTATACAAATATAGATGGATTTGAAAATACTCCTGAATCAGTTAGCAAAGCACTTAGAAAATACTATGCAGGCTATGATAAATTATTAAAGAACGCTAAGACACCAAATCAATTAAATGCAGGTGTTTTTGCATCATCTTATGGTAGTCCTCTTGCAGGTATGCAGTTAGCAAATGATTATTTAAGAGGTGCAGGTCAAACACAGATAGGTGATGAAACTGTTACCTATGATCGACTATCAGAATTGCCTATAGGGTCTATCGGATTTGATCAAGATCAATTAGAGCCTGTTGAAGGTGGACTAGACTACAGTAAAGGTATGCCTAGCATGTTAGGAGAAAAAATAACAGATGTGCTAAATGACAGATTAAATGATTTTGTTGGTATTGTTGAAACAAATGCTAAAGCTACATTAAGTAATACTATAAATGGAAGAGTTGTAAGTTCTTTTGCAAATATATACGATCCAGAAGCAGATGATTTTGGTAGAATGTGGTCAGGCGATCCTGATGAATTAAGAGAATCCAAAAAGGGTCTGGTTCAAAAACTTAGAAGGGCAAAAGAACAACTTGCTAGTGCTACTACTGAAGCAAGAAAAAATCAATTAAATGCTGAAATAGTTATCTTAGAACAGCAAGTAGAAAAACACAGACAAATGGTAAACATGTCAGTTGGTGGCAGAGGAATATATCAACTTCTACATAGAGAAGCCTATGTAAAAACATATTTATCAGGGCAAGCTGGAGATCCTCAAGATTTTATATCTGCTTTAGGAGAGAAGATGAAGGAGATGAAAATTTTTGCAGATCAAAATCCTAGAGTTTCAGGACAAAAGAGAACTTTGACAGGCTATATGGCTATGTTTGGAATAGATCAAAATTATGTATTTGCAGATAGGCACTCATTAAAAATATTTATTGATTTAATGGGAGGAACTGATGGTGGAACACTAAGTAGTGGAACTGTTTTACAGTATAGAACTTATGATGGTACAACAGAAGAAATCAGAGTAGAAGATGTACTCAGAAGACCAGAATTTATGGGGCAAGCAAAATGGGATTTAGATTAATATGAGAAACTTTTTTAATTATGAAGAAACAAATACACCAAATGTTTCAGATGAGATGATCTATTCTACTGAACCTATACTACAATTAGAACAACCTGAAGATGGATCATTGTTTTCTACTGAACCTATTGATCAGAATTATATTAATTCAATTGAAACACTTGATGATGATACATTAGCATCTGATCAACGATTAAATTCTCAACTAAGATCTTATTTAAAATTAGTTGGATATGGGGCAGTAGCTGATGAATGGGATAATGAAGAAGTTGTTAAAAAGTGGGTAACTCAAATGCGAAATATCGACTCTACAGATACAGGTATATTTGGAGAATCATTAGCTGTGCGAAGAGAGACACCTGAAAACCTACATCATTATAAAACAGCCTACGATATGTGGGATAAGTATCCTAGTATATTTCAACGATTAAAAGGAAAACATGGATCTACTATGGATGGTGTTATGGGAGCTATGGAGCATGTTGGTAATATAATAAATCCTATAGAGAGTCCATCTAATTACATTCCCGGTGTTGTTGTTGGTAAGTTTTTAGGAAAGTATGGTGGTTCAAAAGTAATCAAAAATGTAGCTAAAGATAAACTTGTAAACACAGCAGTAGCATCTCAAAGTAAAAATATGATGCTAAAACAAATAGGCTATACTTCAATGGCAGATGCTGCTGTGGCACTAGGATTAGATGCTGTATATCAAGACTTCCAAAAGAAAGTTGGTAGGCAAGATGGCTACAATACAGTAGATGGATTTATATCACTTTTTGAGGGATTAATAGGTGGTGGAGTAGACTTAGCTTTGCATTTGCCACCAAAAGTATTAAGAAAAAGAAAATTTACAGTTGGTGGAAAAGAGTTTGATGGTTTCCTAACTAAGAAAGTAAAAACAGATGCACAAAAAGCAACGATACTTGAGAAGATAAGTTTAAAGAATGAAGAGCTAATAGACTTTTGGTCTAAAAAAACAAAAGGTGGTAGACAGTTATTAGAAGAGGACAGTCAATATGCTGATTTAGATTTTATTAAACTTTATATGTTTGGTAACAAGGATATGGGTGTCAAAGGCATGGTTGAAACTATGACAGAAGATTTAGATCTAGTTTACTTTAAAGACTTAAAAAAAGCGAGTAAAAATAAACAATTCATGGCTGCTTTTATAAAGTTAATGGATGAATCAACTGCACCACAAATTAAAGCTGCATTTACTAAAAAGATGCGTAAAGTAGGATTTAAAGGCGAGAGTCCTTTTGCTAACAAACTAGCACAACCTACATCATGGGATGGCTTTATGAAATCACTTGCATTTACAATGTCTGATGCAGGTAAAAAATTAAATGTAGGTAGTCAAGTACAACGCATGGTGTTAAACGATGCCAAGAGTGTAAAGTACTCTGTTGATGGTAGCAAATTAATGGAACAACTAAAAAAGATACACCCTCGCCCGTGGCACTACTTACAAGCCGCATGGAAACGAGGTGTTGTATCTACATACTCTACATCATCTTTGAACTTTAGTGGTTGGTTAGCGGCTACAGGATTAAATGCTGCTGCTGATACAGGATTAATGTTATTACACACAGCTTTAATTCCACCTAAACTAATGGGCAATACTATTAAGCACACTTTTGATAAAGTCAATTATGGTGAAAGTAAAGTCAACATACTAGGGGATTCAATTAAAGAAGCAAAAGACATTTTTAATAATCAGATATTTAGAATAGCTAATCTGTTAGATCCTACTGCTAATAAAGAAGCTTTTTTAAAAATGTTAGAGATAGACACAGAAGGTGCAAAAGCATTAAGACATGCAATCATAGGTGGTGTTGATGTTAGAAATGTAGAGGATTTAGCAAAACAGTTTGGCTATGTAAAAGAAGTTGATGGTAAGATTGTTGGTTCGCCGCCAGCATGGATGCGAGTAAATGAAGACTACTATCTTAAATACGCACAGAAGTTAATGCTAGTTAATACAATAGATACATTTACAAAATCACAAGCTTATATAGGAAATTTAGATAGATATCTAAGAAACAAATATGATATGGGATTCATGGAGTTTACTAGACAGTCTGACGTAGACCTTAGAAAACAAATCAGTTCTCAAGAGTTTTTTGAAATGACAGCAGAGGTAACTGATAGAACACTTGAAGATATCTTTACTAAAAGTTATCAGAAAGCAGGACTACCTGTTGGAATGCAAGAGATAGCTACTGCACTTGAAAAAGTAGGTGATATACCAGGTTTAGGTACACTTCTACCTTTTGGTAAATTTATGAATAATACTTTAGCTTTATTGTATGATGGTCTAGGTGGTGGTAGCGTTAATTGGATGGCAAAAGTTGCTAAGTATGGAATGAATGCTAGATCAATGAACATACCTGAAGGATCAGATATATTTGGTAGCTTACAAGATCAACGAAGAGTAGCAAAAGGTTTTGCAGCAGGTGGTCCCGCTCTTTTAGCAATCTCTGCATTAGGCTCAGATGAAGAAGGTGAAGGTAGTTGGTGGGATTCTACTGTAAGAGGTGCTATGCGATTATCAGCAATCGGTCAATGTGTTATACGAGATCAAGAAAAGATAGAACAAGGACTTGCATGGGATCAAGAAATAATTGATGGTAAATTAGTATCAATTAGATATATGTTTCCATTGTCCAACTGTGCTATTTTAGGAAGAGCATATAATATAAAGAAAGGATTTAACATAAACCAAGAAACAGGTGAGAGAAGTACAGTTACTTCTTATACACCTGAATTTAAATCTGATCTTGCTGATCAATTTGTATTAGGGCAAATAACTAGAAATGCAAAATCTGTTATGAATCTTAGGGCAGTAATTGAAGATGCCTTAGATTTTCAAAATAAATCATGGGAAGAGATTATAACTAAAACAGTAACAACTATTCCACAAAACTTAGCTACAGGATATACTAGACCTTATGGTGATGCATTTCAAAAACTATCTACATATTACTTAGGAGAAGATGATGTTAAATTAAAAGTTCCTAATAAAGCATCTTATCAAGCTATGGTATTTGGACTTACTAGGTATACAAGTAATTTAATAAGAAGTCTTACAGGTGAAAAAGAAATACTAGGTGCAGTTGAAAATAGAACCCCTTTTAGGGCAGATAAAACATATACATCAGGTGGTTGGTATGATCTGTTAGGTCTAAAGGGGCAAGGTAGAATGACCTACATGGAACAACTACTTAATAAAACAAATCTACAAGGATGGAAGCAACAAAGTAAATACCGAAGTTCTTTTAGAGATGCAGATGTGTATATGAATAGATTAGTTGCACCTCGTTTAGAGCATTCTGCTTATGCACTTTTACATGACAATGAATGGAATAAAGCATCTCAAGATGATAAAACAAAAATGGTTCAAAATATGATATCTGATACAATGACTAGTGTATTAAACGAAACTATAAATGGTTCAGTCTTAACTAATCAAGATTTCTCATTTGAAAAAGAAGGATTAGGAACAGAAGCATTTGCACAAAGATTAAGATTAGTAATGGAGATAGCTAAATTAAACAAAAGAGATTTTACTGAAACTATTCAAAACTTTAATAAAAGCTATGATAAAGACTTAGATGTAAAGATAAAGTTAAAAGATTTAGAGGAATTATCAACTATGGATTTAATGGAGCTAATTAATATATCAAAGAATATAAAAGATAAACGTCCTTAATAAAAAAAGGGGGCAGTAAATTAATACCACCCCCACAGAGTTGACCACACAGCTACGATTGATTACAATAAGGAAAGCAACCAATCTAATTATTAATATATATTAACTTTTCTAATTTGTCAAGTTCTTTTTTAATATTTTTTACAAGTAATTTTATTTCTTCAACCTTAACATTAATCTTTCGTTCCTTAATGAAATCTTCTGCTTCCTTTTCTATGTTCATGTTTCTGTACCTTTTTTAACTGCTCAAAGTAAGCTTTATTAAATCCTCGTTCCCACTCTTTATTTCTGTAAGTATTCATATTATAAGGATTTGTTAAATTGCCTTTCCAAAATGCTTTGTAACCTTTATCAACTATGTTCATTCCTTGAACTCCTTTAAGTAATTGTATGCTCTTTGTATCGTATCTAGATTGTCGCCTAGCATACCTAGTGCTGTATTACAGCAATGGCATAACCAACCTCTAAAGACCTTTTTTTCGTGATCGTGATCTAAAACAAATGAACCCATTCGGCTTGATCTATGTAAAGATATTTGTTGTTTATTTTTTTGACAGATTGGGCAAACATGTTCAGATGTTAATGGGGGAGCAGTTTTTTTTAGCTCTTGTACTGTACGTCTACTTTCTCCTCTACATTGTTTACATTGTGGTCTTCTCCATGTGGTAGATCCAGAAAACCATTCAAATGCTTCTTGTGGTAAGTATTTGTTACATTTAATGCAAGTTTTACCATCTGTTACATCCGTAGGCAACTCTTCAAAGAGATCATATTGCATTTAAGCACCGATATCTACAACTTCACATGAATCTCCACTACAAGCAAATGTCTGACTAGAAGAGGTGGTATCCTCTTTCTCAAAGTCCTTTAACAAGCTCCAATCTATTCTAGATGGGGCTTTTTTTATTGCTTCTTCATATTCTTTTTTAGTACATTCACTATATGGTGCTTGTTGATATACGTGATCATCTTTAGGGAAGAAAGATACACCTGACATTTCATCAAAGTGTTTGTAAACAAATGCACCAACTTCTGCCCATTCGTGATCTCTAACATAGACAGAGCAACTAGGCTTATGCTCACACCAATATCTTTGATATGTTAGCCATAACTCTAGCTGATCTATTGCAGATACATTAGATACATTTGCAGATGTACGAGGTGATTTAAATGGAAAACTAAATACAGTATTCTCATTTGGTTTGCTTACACATGGCTCACTAGGAACACCTTGTTCTTTCATAAACTGTGTAAGTGGATCGTGATTACTACCTCTTACAGTTCTTATGTAGTACTCTGCATATCTAGGATGTATTCCACTAGCTGAATCACAAAGTTGAGATACTGTACCACTAGGCTTAACACAAGTAATTGCAGTTGATTGTGGTATACCAAACTTATCAGCATAAACTTTATTTGTATCAATAGCTACTTGCTTTAGATCTGTTAATATATGTTTCAAATCATATGTAGAACTAGTCAATCCATTATCCATAATACCTGTAAGACTAACACCTAACAATCTTTCTTCTTCTGTATTATCTGTCCACACTTTTCTCAAATATGGGAACTTAGTCAATGTCGCCTGTGCAGTACCTAGAATCGTTGCTAATCGCACCTTTCTCGCTAGGTCATCAGAGGTATCCTTATCACGAACTACCACCTCAGTAAGGTTACAGAACTGATATGGACGTAGTATGATCTCAGAGCATGGGTTACATCCAAAATCTATGTCTGATGTGCGTCTTCCATTCTTCTCAGCTTGCTTTTGTGCGGCAACTCTATTGAATATACCACGTTCACCTGACTTAGACTCAACAAGTGAAGTCCACTCTCGTAAGAATGTAGCACCATCAGGCTTGTCTGTGTAGACAACACTATTATTAGCCATACTCATGTGTGGTGCAGTTTCATAAAACTTGCCTGACTTAGCATGACGCATTCTTATATCAGACAAATTAGACAAACTAATCATGGCTGACCGGCGTACTCCACCTGATACAACTACATCACCAACTTTACACATTAAACTGTGACACTCATACGAATTAAGCTTTCGTCCTTTAGCATTCTCAAATGTATTGATAGCAAATTGAAACAGTTGCACTAAAGGTCCGGGTCCAGATGCAGTACCACCAAATGTCTTCAATCTAGATCCCGCAGGACGTATCTTTGATACATCGTATATAGGTATTTCACCTGCGTATAAAAGTGAAATCAATACTCGTAATGCTTTTGCCCAACCTTCTTTGCTATCCTTAACTTTAATACATGTGTCTGACTTATATAATTTATTAGGAACATCAGGTAACTTCTCTACATACTGTCTTTCCACACTAAAGCCAACACCTGTACCACACAGCAATATGTACATAGCTTCATCAAATGATTTAGGATCATCAACAGGCAAGTAAGCACAGTTGTATCCCGCAGTATTGTCACGATCAAGTGCAACACCCGCAGTCATTAATGCTCTCATAGATGGCATTACCTGTAGGCTATGTATCGCTTCCCACAGATATCCTTTAGTAGCATTATCAATATTAATTTTGCTACATAAGTAATCCATGTACCTTGATACTGTTTCTGTCCACGTTTCTCTTCTGTTTTCTTCAGCAATCCATCTTGCATAGCGAGAAACAGCTATGAAGTTTTGGTAATCAGTTGGTAGTGCGTTTGTCATGTGTCACCTTTATACTTTTAATTTCAATTCCATCAACATCAAAGATTAAATCTTCAATGGTGCTTTGTATAGCATCCTCTATGTCATCATCAATAGGAAGTATATTCTCTTCCTCATCAATGTCAAGCATTAAGAATACTTTAACTTTCATCTACTTCCTCAATCATTTTTTGTAGATAAAATAATGCTTTCTGTAAATCTTCTCTTCCATTCTTATATCTATATCTCCACAAATATTTTAATATGTTTCCTTGTAAATAATATTGATACCCCTCACCTGTTGCGGCTCGTATCGCATCTAAACATTCTATACCATGTTGATTGTAATGAGGTGGATTATTTACCATGTCTTCTAAATTAGGTGTAAATGCATCCTCTGTATACTTACCATCAAACTCTTCTATAGCCATTATACTTGCCCCCAATCAATTGTTATTACATTACCTTTTTTAGAAACTACTTTTGGATTACTCTTTACTTTATGTTCAAGTGCATCATGTTTATCCATCTCCTCATGGACTTGAGCTTCATGTTCTTCTTTGTTTTTAGCATGAACTTTAGCTAAGAAATTTTTATCTTCAGTCATCATTGTAATACATGTTCTAAGTAAACTCATCATTTTAAGAACATTGTCTATGGCTTCTTTGCCATACATGTTATCTTCAGAATAAAATAATTTAATATCTACATTGCCATCCCACGTACCATCCTTTTCTGTGCATCTAATAATAAGGGCAAAATCATTTTCGTTTATCACGTACATTATTTTTTTCCTTTAACCATTTAAGAGGTATAATCCTCGTTGCATATTTAAGATTGTTTTTATCACACCACATACCATAGGTAGTCTTGCTTCCTTTATATAGTTTATTTCTTTCGTTTGTAAAGACAAATCGAATATCTAATTCTGGATGTTGCTTTTGTACCTCAATATGTTTTCTACGATCCTCACTAGTAAACAGTCCTTTTGTTTCAATAATAATACCATTATCTAAAACAAAGTCAGGAGTGTATACTCTAAAACGTACATCTGTCCATTTGATCTTGAACTCTTCATAGCGAACACAAGACTCATGCTCTTGTATAAACTCTGCTACTTTTTCTTCTAGACCACTACGATACTTACGTTTATTGTGTCTTCTTCTCATGCTAATGCTACGTATTCTTTCATGGGGGGTTCTTTAGCTCCTTGATATGTTTTAGATGGTAACTCCTCTAGTGTTTCCCAACAATCATATTTGTATTTGCAGAAGTGACACTCTTCAGGTAATAACATATTTCCTGTTTCTTTATTTCTATATGTTTCAACTGTAGGTTCATAACAGCGTTCAAATGGTTCATCATTGTTTATATAAGACACAGTAGACTTTACGTCCTTCATAACATCTTCTACATCCATCTGTTCAGCAGATATATATTTAAATTCGCCATTGCTTTTATTAACAACCCACCATCCACCAACATCAACATTAGCTCCCTTTGCATAGATAGCTAATTGTGGTATGTAACCAAATGCATCTTTCTCAGATAGGCTACCATAACTGTCAAACTTATTTTTATATGACCAAGCAGATGCTGACTTAACATCATCAACTTTTCCATTAAGTATAAGATCGTACTCACCTGTTATGTTCTCACCTTCTATGTCTATGTCAATCTTGCCATTGTCTTTGAACTCGACTTTCATGGCTCTAAGAATGCCTTTGAATACAGACTCAACAACATCACCTAAAAACATATTGATGACGAAGTTAGAGGGCAGATCAGATCCTTCGCTAGGCTTGTTCTTATCAAACCATAGTTGGCACTTAGGTCTGCCCAAGTTAGATGGTCTTAGTCTAAACTCTTGTCGTGTTTCCCCTGCAAACTGTCGGTGCAAGGCATCTCGTATATCATTAACAATAGTTTCGATAGTGTCGGAGTCCATCTTAGTTTTGTTATTAACAATATCTTTAAGATAGGCTTGAGCCAACAGTTCAACAGGATGGTTCATTAGGCTACCTCAATTTCAGGTAAATCATTGCCCACAATCTGATCAATAATCTCTGCTTCTTCTTCTGACATATGATTACCTCTCTTCTCATCAAAGCTAGTAGTAACATAATTATTGTAATTAGTTATCCAATCTAAAAATGATTGTAGCATTTCAGCATCTTCCTTGTTAACATCAATTGATTCCCCACGTAGTTTAGCAATAACTGTATAATATTTACCACCTGTTTGTAGTTCCTGTACTTCAGTACTAAAATCAATTAAATGTTGTATAGGTAAATGCTTACGTTTAGCTAATGATGAAAAAGGTTCACCTGATGTTTTAAAGCTAGTCCGATTGTCTACTTCAAATATAACAGGAATATTGGTATCAAAGTTACTGATCTTCTTACCACTTTCATCAACAGGATTAGTAAGTGTAGCTAAACCAAATATAACACGCACACGTTTGATTGTACGTATAAGCTTTTGCATATCCTCACTAAGTGCTTTGAAGTCTTTGATGTATCCTGCGGGTTTACCACAATTGTAACCACCATGCGTATCTTTGAGGTCTTGATTCAAAGAGTCAGCCATGATTGTTTTCACAAAGTAGCCCGGATTATCTACATCAGTACCCTGTACATATTTCTTGTACATGTACCTCTGCATGAATGGTCGCATCGTTAATTTGCTACCATAAACAATCTTATCGTCAGGCATTTGTATAGAGTACGAACCACCTTTGACAACAACAGTTTCTGTTTCCTCGCCATCAATAGTTTTCATACCCATAATTGGTGCATGAATAATCTTTACTCTAGCTAGTGTAGATGTTTTACTTTCAGATGAATCATCATCATCAGCTACACCCATTATCTTTGCCATTTCGACATTGTATTTGTTCATATTATCTTGTGTTACTATGTTAGTAGTCATTATATCCTCACTTTCGACTTTTATAGAATCTATAGTTATACACTAAATTTCTTTCGTGTCAAGCCAATTCTTTCCTATTTTTGATTCTAATAATAATGGTACATTAAAATCAATATTATAGTATTGGTGGATGATGTCGTGCAGATTTTGATTTAGGTGTGCTACTGCCGCTATCACTTCATCCACCTCGTTAGGATGTACATCAACAACGATTGAATCGTGTACTGTGTTTACTAAACAACTCTGTAGATTTCCTAACAATTTCTCAAATTCCAATAAGACTATCGGAACAATACAACCTGTTGCAAAACCTTGAACAGGATAATTCTTAATCATAGTAAAAAAACTTACGCTACCATTTCTTCTCCTTTCAACTAATGGAAACTCATATTGTCTACCTGATGGTATTGTAACTCGCTTTGTTGCAACTACTTCATCAGCTAACTTTTTATGCCATTGAGCAATTCCTTTATACTTTTCATTAAAGTGCGTATAGTACTCTGCTTCTGCTTTCGTTCTGCCATACCCACTTGCCCCGTAAAGCGGAGCAAACGTATGCATCTTAGCTACTTGACGACTCGTAGGTTGTCCCGCATCAGATATAATCTTAGCAGTATAACTATGCACATCGAAACCTGTTCTAACCTCTTCCATAGCCACCTTGTCCTGTGACAAATATGCCGCCACTCTAAACTCCAATTGAGCAAAATCAGCTTCTAGTATCTGTCCATTTTCAAAACGTGACACAAATACTTTCTTAACAGGAAATGTACCACCTCGCGGCATGTTTTGCATGTTAGGACTTCTACCACTAAATCTTCCTGTAGATGTAATGTGTTGCGTTAATCCCACATGTAAGAAACCATCTTCTTTTGTAAATGTCTTGATGCCTTGCACAAAAGACGACAAGTACGAATCTAGAGCAGACAGACGTTTTACATTAGCTATGAACTTAGCTTGTGGAATTAAGTTATTCGCTGTTGCTTGATTCTGTAGTATATCAAGATCACCTTTTGCAGTAGAGAAACCATTAGCACTTATCCATGATTTACTTGTAGGTTTGAATCGTAAGCCTGCGATAGATTGAGATGGTATCAATAGAAAGCCTTCACCTAAACACTTCTTACATATATTTGGTTTCTTGAATAAT